GGAAACCCGCTAGCGTCAGAAAAATATCCCCCCGACGATCGTTCGGCTGACTTCAGGGGAGGAAACGTGCCGCAGTTTGATCTCGTGACGGAGTGGTTCCCGGTGGCGGAGTTGCGGACGTTTCACCGGAATCCGCGTCGGGGTGATCCGGGGGTGATCGCGCAGTCGTTGACGGTGAACGGGCAGTACAAGCCGATCGTGGTGAACCGGGGGACGCATACGGGTCGCCCGTTGGAGGTGTTGGCGGGGAATCACACGTTGATCGCGTCGCGGGACTTGGGGTGGGAGCGGATCGCGGGTGTGACCGTCGACGTGGATGAGGATCAGGCCGCGCGGATCGTCGCGGCGGATAACCGCACCTCGGACCTCGCGGAGTACGACGAGCGGCTCCTCCTCGAACTCCTCGCGGAGCTGCCGGACCTGGACGGCACCGGCTATGACCCGGGGGACCTCGCGGAGTTGGAGAAGACCCTCGCGGAGTTGGCGCCGCCGGCGGAGTTCCCCGCGTTCGATGAGGACTTGGAGACGGAGCACCGCTGCCCGAAATGCGGCTATGAGTGGTCGGGTAAGCCCGCGTGAAATGGCCCTCCCACGTATCTGGATGGAGCAGGGGACCGGGCTCCTGTGGAGCAAGACCGCATCCCCGCGGGTTCGCAAGTTCCCCGGTATCGCACATCCATTCGTGGACGTAACCGATAGTCCGGCGCTTACGGTCCAGCAGCGTCCGAGCTGGGACCACGGCGACTACGACTCGGTCACCGGAGTCAGCAAGGACGAGGCCCTGTCCGACGCCGCTGCCTTCCTGACCGCTCTTGACGAATCCGGCCTGCTGGCGGCTCGTTCCGTCTCCTCTGGAGACGACACCACAGAGGAGGAGAAGTGAGCGCGGAACGCTACGTCGGCCCCTGGACGGTCTACTACGTCCCCAGGCCAGGACAGCGCCACGTGTATCCGATGGCGCCGAGCCGTCTGCGACGGCTGGTGAAGAACCTCGGCACCGGCGCGGACACGGGGATGCCCCGCAAGCTCAGCGTGGATGGTCACGCCTACCACCGCCGCTCCCGTAACAGGAGGAGCTAGGCGACCCGGCCTGGTCCGGCTACTGGGGAGCGGCTCATTATCGAGCATGAGGCGGGTGGCATGGCTGACCCTGAACTGCACTCGGGCAAGCCGCCGTATCGGGTGCCGACGATGGCGGAGGTCGCTGCGGCCCCGCTGAACGGGTTCACGGCGGTGAGCACGTTCTCCGGCTGCGGCGGTTCGAGCTTGGGCTACCGCATGGCGGGGTTCCGGGTGGCGTGGGCGAATGAGTTCGTCGACGCGGCGCGGGACACGTACCGGGCGAACGCGCCGGCCACGACCTTGGACGGCCGCGACATCCGCGACGTGACCGGCGCCGAGGTCCTCGACGCGGTCGGGCTCAGCTCGGGGGAGCTGGACCTGCTCGACGGGTCGCCCCCGTGCGCGGCGTTCTCCACCGCCGGGAAGCGGCAGGATGGGTGGGGGACGGTCAACTCCTACTCGGACACGGCGCAACGCTCGGATGACTTGTTCTTCGAGTACGCGCGGCTCGTCGGGGAGATCCAACCCCGCGTGTTCGTCGCGGAGAACGTCTCCGGGTTGGTGAAGGGCTCCGCCAAGGGCTACTTCAAGTTGATCCTCCGGGCGTTGCGGGCGGTGGGTTACCGGGTGGAGGCGCGGCTGCTGAACGCCGCGTGGCTGGGTGTGCCGCAGTCCCGGCAGCGGTTGTTCTTCATCGGCGTCCGCGAGGATCTCAACCTGCCGCCGGTGTTCCCCCAGCCGCTGCCGTACCGGTACACGGTGCGGGAGGCGCTCCCGTGGATCACGGAGCAGGAAAGCGATCCAGCCCCGAAGGTCCTCGTCGGGGGCTCCGGCCACTTCCAGGTGCATACCGGCGCGCGGGTCATCCACGACACGAGCGGCCAGTTCGGGTCGGGGGACATCACGGACCGGCCGAGCCCCGCGATCACCGTCAGCGTCAACTCCGTGAACTCGCATCACTTCCAGGTACACGCCCCCGCCGCAGAATCGCCGCTCGTGATCCGCCGTCGGCACGGGGGCGCCGCCACCCCCGAGCCCTACGATGTGGACGCGCCGGCGCCGACGGTGATGGCCCACGGCATCGGCGGGGGAGATGACACGCAGGCGATGCTCATCCTCCGCGGCGCTATCGACGGCAGCCCCGACTACGACGAGCAGGGCCGCGCCCTGGACCCCGAGACCCGGCAACCGATCGGGCTGGAAGGCTTCGCGATCGCCCGCGAGTGGGATGCGCTCCGGCAGGGCGCCTCATCCGACAGGTACCTCAACCTCGCCCGCAACCACCCCGACCGGCCGAGCCAGACCATCACCGCCATCGGCGGGGGGGTCGGCACCGCGGGCGTCACCCACGCCATCGAGCGCCGGAAGTTCACCCTCGGCGAGCTTCGGGCGCTCAGCAGCTTCCCCCCAGACTTCATCCTGACCGGCACCTACGCGCAGCGGTGGGAGCGCATCGGCCGCGCCGTCCCCCCGGCGATGATGAGCCACATCGCCGCCGCCGTCCGCGACGGCATCCTCATCCCGCTCCGCGAGCAGTGAGGTGTGCGGGATCATCACCGCCCGCGCCGAGCTCGACCTCACCGCCGGGGTCCGGGCGCTCGCGCATCGGGGGCCGGACTCCTCCGGCATGGTGACGGTGGCCGGCGTCACCCTCGGGCACACCCGGCTCGCCGTCCAGGACCCGCGGGAGCGTTCCAACCAGCCGTACCGCGACGGGCCGGTCACGATCACCTACAACGGGGAACTGTTCAACACCCCCACCGTCCGGCGCGCCGTCGAGGCTGCGGAGCCGGGCCGGGTGTGGGTGACGACGGGGGACACGGAGGTCCTCGCCGCGGCGCTCAGCGTCCTCGGCCCCGCCGCGGCGCTGCCCCTCCTCGACGGCATGTTCGCCGTGGTGTGGGCGGACGACCGCGTGCCCGGCGTGTTGCTCGCGGCGCGGGACCGGCACGGCGAGGTCCCCTTGCATGTGCACGGCGCGAGCCCGGTGCTGCTCGCGTCGGAGGTGAAGGCGTTCCACGCGCTCGGCCGCCCGCGGGGTGGGAAAGCCGTCACCGACGTCACCCCGGGTACCTGGGTGGAGTTCGCCCCGGCCGGCGCCACCGTCCACCGCTATGCGGCGCTCGAGATCCGCCGAGCCGACGTGGACCTCCCCACCGCCAGCCGCCAGCTCGCCGCCGCATTGGCCCTCGCCGTGGACCGGCGGGTGATCGCCGATGTGCCGGTGTGCTCGCTGCTCTCCGGCGGCATCGACAGCGCCGCGATCGCCCTGGAACTGACCCGGCACCACCCCGACCTGACGTGCTATACGGCGCGGCTGGACCCCCGCAGCCGGGACCTGCGCTGCGCCCGTGAGACCGCCGACTGGCTCGGGGTGCGGTTGGTGGAGGTCCCCGTCCCGCCACCATCCGCGGATGACCTCACCGCAGTGGTCCGGCACATCGAGATGCCCCACAAGGCGCAGGTCGAGATCGGGTGGCCGTGCCTGGCCCTCGCGGCGGCGATGCGCGCCGACGGGTTCCGCGTCACCTATAGCGGGGAGGGCAGCGACGAGTTGTGGGCGAGCTACGGCTTCGCCTACCACGCGTTGCGCACCCAGGACTGGCACGAGTACCGGCGGGACCTGATCGCCGCGCAAGCCCGGAAGAACTTCCCCCGAGTCAACAAGTCGTTCATGGCGCACGGCGTCGAGGCCCGGTTGCCGTTCCTGGACCCCGACGTGGTGACCCTCGCGCTCGGGCTCCCCGTCCGGGCCGTGCAGGACGGCCGCAGCCGGCCGAAGGCGGTCCTGCAGGACGCCTACGCGGGCCGGCTCCCCACCTCCGTGCTGACCCGGCCGAAGCTCGCGTTTCAGGACGGTATGGGAGTTAAAGCACGGATCGCGGAGACCCTGCCCGACCCCGGCCGCTACTACCGGCTCGAACACGCCCGCCTCTACGGAGGAGGAGGCCACGCATGACCGGCACAACGGTGAACAGCACCGGCCCCGACATCGCGGAACGCTTCGACACCGGCGCGTGGGCGTTCACCCCCGACGTCGCGTTCGTCTTCCCCGAACACGTCCGCGCGAGCGTCCCCTTCTACGACAAGATCCAGGAGCTGATCGCGGAGGTCGCCGACTGGCAGCTCCCCCCCGGCGGCGTCTTCGCCGACCTCGGCGCCGCGACCGGCGCGACCGCGGAGGCCCTCTACCACCGGCACCCCGACCGCGCGTTCACCGCGCACCTCTACGACCGCGAGAAGGCGATGCTGGACCGCGCGAAGCAGCTCAACGCGCCCGGCCGGCAACTCCGCTACTACTGCCAACCCGTGCAGGAGCCGCTGCAGCACACGGGGGCGAACCTGACCGTCGCCGCGTTCACCCTGCAGTTCATGTCCCTCCCCGACCGGGTCACGGCGCTGACCCACGCGCGGGCCGCCGCCGACGACACCGGCTGTCTGATCGTCGCGGAGAAGGTCCGCCCCATCGACGCCCGCTGGGCGGAGATCGCGAACGACCTGTCCCACGACTACAAGGCGGAGCAGGGTGTCACCGACACCGCGATCCGCGCGAAGGCCCGCGCCCTGCGCGGCATCCTGATCCCCCACTCGGAAGCCACGCTGCGCAGCATCCTCCACGCCGCCGGGTGGGGAGCCGTCCAGACCCTGTTCTGCTGGCATTCGTGGCTCGTGCTCGGCGCGTTCGCCACACCCACCACCGAGGGGGCCGCGGGTGAGTGAACGGGCGCAGCAGGCGCTGAACCTCCGCAAAGCCGGCGCCACCTACGAGCAGATCGCGGAACGCGTCGGCTACGCGAACCGGGGCACCGCGCACCGCGCCGTCCGCCGCGCCCTACGCGACGCGCAGCAGGACACCCAAGCCGACCTCCGCAGCCTCGACGCGGAACGGTTGGATCAGCTGCTGATGGCGCTGTGGGGTAAGGCGCTCGCCGGGAGCGGGGAAGCCGCTGACCGCGTCCTGCGGATCATCGCATTGCGGGAGGGCATCGAAGCGCCGAAGCCCGCCGGCCCGGCCCGCCGGCTCGTCGTCGACGCCGTCACCGAGGAACTCGCCGCCCTGCCGGAGCGGCTGCAGCTCGGGGCGCTCGCCGCGAGCGCATTGGAGTTGGCGCGGAGCATCGACAGCGGGGTAAACCAGGCGACGTGCACGAAGGAGCTACGCGCGGTCCTCGCCGACCTGCAGGTGCGGGCATCGGATCGGCGACCGGTGGAGGCGCAGCGTGGCATCTCGGACCTCACCGTGCGGATCGCTGAGCGGCGCCGCCAGACCCCGAGTTGAGCTCGCCCCCCCGTTCGACCACACGTTGGGCGACCGCGCCGCTGCTCTGATGGCCCGCGCGGGGAAACCCCTCGACCCGTGGCAGCTCGACGCGTGCCGACTGATGATGGCCGTCCGCGAGGACGGGAAATGGGCGTGCACCGACTACGCGGAATGGGTGTGCCGGCAAACCGGGAAGGGTGCGCTGCTGGAAGCCCGAGCGCTCGCCGGGCTCCTGCTGTTCGAGGAAGACCTCATCGCCTGGTCATCTCACGAGTACAAGACCTGCATGGAGGGCTTCCGCCGGTGCCTCGCGTTGGTCCGCGCCCTGGGCATCGTCATCGGCCCGAACCTCATCGAGATCGAGGGACGCGACGGCCCCTTCACCGTCAAGGTCCACAACACGAACGGCGACGAGGCGTTCGAGCGGCTCGACACGGGCGCCCGGTTGAAGTTCATCGCCCGCTCGAAGGGATCGGGCCGGGGGTTCACCGCCGACTGCCAGTTGGTCGATGAGGCGTTCGCGTTCTCGGATCTTCATCAGGAGGCGTTGGCGCCGACGACCCTCGCCGTCCGCGATGAGCAGACCGTGTACATGAGCACTCCCCCGTTGACGGGGGAGACCGCCGGCCCGATGTTCGTGCTCCGCGCCCGGGCGGACGCCGGCGGCGACGACTCGTTGGGTTACCGCGACTGGGGTGTCGGCGGGTGGCTGGAAGACCTCGCCGTGACCGACCCCCACGCGCCGGGTTACGTCGACGTGGATGACCGCCGGTTGTGGGCGGCTGCCGTGCCCGTCCTCGGCGGTCGGATCACGGAGGAGAAGCTCGTCGCGCTGCGCCGCAAGCTTGGCCGCGTCGGTTTCGCCCGCGAGGTGCTGGGGATCTGGCCGACGCAGATCAAATCCGATGACGACGTCATCAACCCCGAACGGTGGGCGGCGCTCGCGTGCGACCCCGACGATGCGGACTCCCGCATCGAGTCGCAGATCGGGTTCGCCCTGGACATGCCGTGGGACCGCACGTCGGTGACGATCACCGTCGCCGGGGTCCGCGGCGACGGGCTCCGGCAGGTTGAGGTCATCGACTCCCGGCCGGGCACGACGTGGGCGGTCCCCGACCTCGCGGAACGCGCCGCCCGGCACCAACCGTCCACGATCCTCGTCGACGGCAACGGCCCCGCCGCGAGCCTGATCCCCGAGCTGGAGACGGCGACCGCCGACGTCGGTGTCACCGTCAGGAAAGTCAACGGCCCGGAGATGGCTCAAGCCTGCGGCGGCTTCTACGACGATGTGATGAGCGACGGACTCCGGCACCTCGGCGACCCCCGCCTCCGCGCCGCGTTGGGCGGCGCGACCCGCAGCGACCGCGGCGACATGTGGCGCTGGGACCGGAAGGACTCACGCTGCGACATCTCCCCACTGGTGGGGGTCACGCTGGCCCGGCACGCCGCCGTCGTCTACGGCGCCGCCTATGAGCTGGCCAACTCGTTCTGGTGAGGGGGCGACCGTGCAGGAGAAGGTGACGACGCTCCTCGACGCCCTCGGGCTCCTCCTGCTCGCCGGCGGCGTCGGCGGCTGGGTGTACACGGCGGTCGACGGTGGGGAGCACCCCGCGCGGTGGCTCGCCCTCGCCTGCGCCGGGGTCGTCGTCCTGGCCGGTTCGGCGCTGGCAGCCTGGCAAGTCCACCGGGCGGGTAAGGCGGCACCGTCGTGAGCCTGTTCGCACCGACCCCGCCGACGCAGCAGCGGTACGCCGTGACCGCCGAGTCATTGATCCCCCCGCGCGGCGGCACCCGTGTTGGCGCTGTCTCCGTGAGCACCGACACGGCGATGCGGCACAGCGCCGTGTGGGCGTGTCTGCGGCTACGCGCGAACCTGATCTCGACGATGCCGCTGGACGTGTTCCGCCTCGTCGACGGCATCCAGGTGGAGATGCCGAAACCGCCGGTGCTCGTCAACCCCGGCGGGGAACGCGTCGACATCCTGGAGTGGATGTTCTCCTCGCAGATGGACCTGGACCGCGCCGGCAACACCATCGGATTGATAACCGAACGGAACGGGCTGGGACTACCCGGCCGGATCGACCTGCAGCCGATCGCCGCGTGCTCCGTGGTCGAGTGGCGCGACCGCCCGCTGCAGTACCGCATCGACGGGAAGCTCTACCCGGCGTCGAGCGTGTGGCACGAGCGGCAGTACACGGTGCCCGGCCTCGCGGTGGGGCTGAGCCCCGTCGCGTACGCGGCGTGGAGCATCGGGCAGTACCAGTCCGCGCAGCAGTTCGCCCTGGACTGGTACGGCTCCGGCGGCATCGCGAAAGCCCATTTGAAGAACACCGCCGTCGGCGAGGTCGACCCGTCGATCGCCACGCTCGCGAAGGAGCGGTATAAGGCGGCGATCGACTCCAACGACCTGTTCGTGTCCGGTAAGGACTGGGAGCTGAGCCCCGTGCAGTCCGAGGCCGTCGGCACCGCGTGGCTCGACGCGCAGCAGTACGGCGTGGGGGACGTCGCCCGATTCTTCGACGTTCCCGGCGACCTCATCGACGCCGTCGTCTCCACCGGGCACGTCACCTATGCGTCGATCAGCCAACGCAACCTGCAGCTGCTCATCATGCACATCGGGCCGCCGGTGATCCGCCGGGAGCACGCGCTGTCGCGGCTGCTGCCCCGCCCCCGCTACGTCAAGCTCAACACGAGCGCGTTGCTGCGGATGGACGACGAGGCCCGCGCCCGCGTGGTGCAGACACGGATCTTGTCGCGGACCCTCACCCCGAATGAGGGCCGCGAGTTGGAGAACCTGCCGCCGCTGACCGACGCGCAGGTCGCCGAGTTCGACCGGTTCTGGCCGCCGAAGGCGCAGACCCCCGCGGGGGCTCCGCCCGCCAAGCCAGCGATCTAGGAGGCACCCCGGATGACGGACACACTCGTCGGCACCCCCGACCCTGCGCCCGACCCCGAGCCCGACCTCATCCCGCCGGCGTTGGATCGGGCGGAGGCGGCGGCGAAACGCCGCGCGCACTTCGAGGCGCACGGCGGGCCGGGCGACCAGCTCCGCCACGCGGCGACCCTGCCGAACGGCGGCGCCCGACGCGTGTCCACACGGGACCTCGACGCGCCCTCGCAGCTGCGGGCGAAGAAAGTCGACCGCGACGGCAAGCAGTTCTACGAGGTGACCGGCTACTTCACCGTGTACGAACGCGGCTACGAGATGTGGGACTGGGCGGGGCCGTACACGGAGGTCGTCAGCGCCGGCGCGGCGGAGGAGACGATCGCCGCCGGCCCCGACGTGGTGTTCCTCGTCAACCACGCCGGACTCGCGATGGCCCGCACCGTCTCCGGCACCCTGGAGCTCTGGTCGGATGACACGGGCGGCGGCAACCGGGTGTTCCTCAACCCGACGCGGCAGGACGTGAAAGACCTCGTCGCCGCCGTCGAGGACGGCACGATCACCGAGCAGTCCTTCGGCTTCATGATTACCGCCGGCCAATGGTCGCCGGATTACATGGAGTTCCGCATCAACAGCTTCGACATGGACCGCGGCGACACCTCAGCGGTCAACTACGGGGCCAACCCGTACACCAGTGTGAGCGCGCGAGCCCGGGAGATCCTGGACTCGCTCGATCAGCTACCGGCCGGCGCCGCTCGCGCGGCCCTGGACCGGTTGCAGCACCGCACCGACCTCACCGACCCCTCGCCCGAGCAGATGCAGCAGGCGGAGCAGGCGGCGATGGTGGGGCGCGGCAGCGTCGCGAAGTGGGCGGAAAGACTCACCGCGAGCAACAGCTAGGAGATCGACTCCAGCCGGAGATTCGGTGGCGTCGGGCAGCACGTCAACCCATCCAGAACCATGCCCGAAAGGCAGCCACTCATGCATATCGACGACCTGATCGTCTCCATCCAGGTGGAGGAGGAGCAGTCCAAGAAGCGTTACGAGCGCGCGACCGCCGAGATCGAGGCGATGCTCGCGAAGGCCAAGGCGGACGGCCGGGCGAACCTGTCCGACCAGGAGGACCAGGACATGGAGGTCGCGTTCGCGACCCGCGACAAGTCCCGCGAGGATTTGAAGGGCATCGAGCGGAAGCTCGAACGGGCGATGCGCGTCAAGGCGGAGGAGGGCGAGGTCGAGCTCTCCCTGCTGGAGCGCGCCAAGGACGGTGGCAGCAACACCGCGACCCGCGTCGGCTACGACAAGCAGACCCGCGTCGGCGCCGAGGAGCGCACCTACCACCCGGGGAACTGCCGGAAGGGCGGCCCGTTCATCCGCGACGTCGTCCGCCAGTACCTGTTCCGGGACCTCGACGCGGAGATGCGCCTCACCCGGCACATGAAGGAGGAGCGCATCGAGCGGGGCGCGTACATGACCCGCGCCGTCGGCGACTCCACCACCTCGAACTACGCCGGTCTCGTCGTCCCCCAGTACCTGACGGACATGTACGCGCCGGCCGTCGCGGCGCTCCGCCCGTTCGCGGACATCTGCAACAAGCACGACCTCCCGCCGGACGGGATGACCGTGAACATCTCCCGGATCACCACGCCCTCGACGGTGAGCCTGCAGTCGACGGAGCTGTCGACGGTCGCCGCCGGAGCCGACCCCGGCTTCGACGACACATTGCTGACGGAGAACGTGCAGACCGCCGCCGGGCAGGAAACGTTGAGCCGGCAGGCCATCGACCGGGGCACCGGCATCGAGTCGATCGTCATGGACGATCTGTTCCGCCGCTATGCGACGACGCTGGATTCGACGCTCATCAACCAGGCCACCAGCGGGCTCTCGGCCGTTGCCACGGCGACGGCGTTCACCACCGCGTCGCCGGACCTGTACTCGGCGACCCCCGCGAACGCGCTGTACCCGAAGGTGCTCGCCGCCGCAGCCGGGGTCGAGGCCGCGCTGCTCGCCTACGGGGCACCCACCCACGTCGTCATGCACTCGCGGCGCTGGTACTGGATGCAGAGCCGCACCAACTCGATCTGGCCGGGCATCACCCAGCCGAACATCCCCACGCAGGCCGCGGGCACCAACGCCGGCCAGACGTACAACGCCGGGACCCGCGGGGTGCTGCCCAGCGGCCTCGGGGTCATCGTCGACAACAACGTCGCGACGAACCTCGGCACCGGCACATCGGAGGACGAGCTGTACGTCGTGCCCTCGACGGAGTGCCACCTGTGGGAGGACCCCTCCGCCCCCGTCTTCATTCGGGCGGAGCAGCCGAAGGCCGCCAACCTCGGGGTTCTGCTCGTGCTGTATGGGTACTTCGCCTACAGTTTCCGCCGGTATACGGGTGGCATGGCGAAGGTCAACGGCACCGGCATGACCACCCCGACCTTCTGAGGAGGAGCGGTGCACCCCGAGGCGCGGCAGTTCGTCGAGACCGCGCTTCGGGGGCGCGGCCCCTGGCGGCGGGTCGTCGAGGTCGGCGGCCGGAACATCAACGGCGGGGTTCGCGATCTCATCGTCGCGGGCGAGTACCTCTCGGTGGATCTCGAGCCCGGTCCCGCCGTGGACGTCGTCGCCGACTGCCGCGAGTGGTCGCCGCCCGAGCCGGCCGACCTGGTGTTGTGCCTGGAGGTGCTGGAGCACGCCGACGACCCCGCCGGGGTTGTCGGCGCCGCCGTCGGCTACCTCCGGCCCGGTGGGCTGCTCGTCCTGACGTGCGCCGGCCCGGGCCGCGGCCCCCACTCGGGGGTGGACGGCGGCACCGTCCGCGACGACGAGCACTACGCGAACATCGAACCCCCGGACCTCGGGCAGTGGCTGCACGACGCCGGGGTGCGGGACAGCGTCATCACCTACCACGGTGGGCCGCGCGACGTGTACGCGACGGGCACCCGCGCGTCGTGAAGCTCGTCCGGTCGTGGCCGGCGCTCATCCCGGAGGGCCGCGCGCATGTCGTCGACGACATTCCCCGGATTGTTCTCGACCGCTACGACTACAAACCGCTCGCAGGTGTGGGCGATGACGTGCTGCTCCTCGAATGGGACATGGCGGTCGGGCAGGCCGACCTCCGCGCGTTCGCCGAGCGTGCCCGTGCGAGCCCGAGCCGGGTTCTCGTCGCCCCGTATGTGATCTACGCGGACAGCTACGGATTGCCGGTTGATGTGTGGGCGCACCGCAACTGGGCCGGCGACGGCGCGGGGACGATCAGCCCGACCGGCGCCGTCCCCGTGAGCACCGGCGACCCCGTGTGCCAACTGTTCGGGCTCGGCATGTGCTACCTGCCCCGCGACCTGGTGCGGCGCTTCGCCGCGCTGAGCTGGTCGAGCCACTACGGCGACACCGAGTTCTCCATGTGGCACTACCAGCGGGTCACCCACGACGTTCCGATCATGTGGGATGTCCGCCCCGTGCATCTGCACTACCAAACCCCCCAGTTCGAGGAGAGCAGCGATGGCTGACGAGGAAACCCCCTACCAGCAGGCCCCGGCAGTCGCACAGCTCCGCGGGGAGTTGGCGAACGCATTGGCTTACGGGCAGGAGACCCGCGCGGCGGCGGCCCGGAAGCAGCTCGCCGAGCTGGGTGTCGACGAGGACGAGCCGAAGAAGGCGGCGGAGAAGCGGAAGGCCGCCGCCGACAAGTCGGGCGACAAGGCGGATGAGAAGCCGCCGGAGGAGCGCGCGTCGCGTCAGGACAAGCAGTCCACGACCGACGCCCCCGCCAAGAGCAAGGCCTGACCCGTGGCGACGCTGGACGCCCGTTCATCGGGCTCGCCCATGTGCAGGGTGGCGTTGTCGGACGCGCAGACCGGGACCGGCCCGTCGACGAACGTCGCCGACCGGGGTGTGTCCCACAAGTCCGACATTGTCGTCATCACGCCGATCATCGGCGCGACCCCGACGTGCACTTACGCGATCGAGGTGTCGACTGACAACGTGACCTTCGGGCCGGCGACGTACGCGGATATCACGACGCCGACGACGGATGTGGCGACGACGTTCGTCGCGACGACCGCTGCGGTCATTCAGAAGATCGTCAAGCAGCAGTCGCAGTGGCGGTACCTGCGGCTCACCTACTCGGCGAACACGAACGTCACGAACACCGCGGTCCTGCATTTCTCGGACGCGCGGCGCCTGCCCTGACAGAGCAAGTCGAGCAGCTTCCCGGTAACCCACCCCGTCGCCGAGAGAGGGGGCGGGCGGAGTGAAGAAGCGCACGCAGGCCTGGGCGCGCGGGATCCGGCGTGAGTACCTGACAAGCATCGGCCGCCGGGGGTTGATGCTGTTCGTCCTCGCGGTGCAGTTCGGGCTCTACGGGATCGCGGTGCTCACTGCGGCACCGAACGCCGGGTGGTGGCCGGTCTACGCGGACACGCTACTGGGCCTGCCGGTGAATTCCTGGGGCTATATCTGGGTGGGCTGCTCGATTTTCCTGCTGTTCGGCGCGCCGCTCAAACGCGACCGTGCGCAGTTTGGGCTGGCTGCCGGGATGGCCGGCTTGTGGGCTGCCGCCGCGTTCTACACCGCCATCTACTGGGGGCCCGGCGTCACCTACGCCTCGCTGGCCTTCCTGATCCTGCTGTGTAGCTCGTGGCCCGACCCCACGCCGGTGCTCGCACCCGAAGAACACCTGTGAGCCTCGACTCGATCTTCGTCGTCGTGGCTATCCCCGTCGGTTCCTTCCTGCTCTCGGTGTTGGCCTGGGTGGGCGCTACCCGAGCCCGTACTCAGACCAACCGACTCGAAACGATCAAGGTGAATGCCGACGCGTACGACAAGGCCCAGATCATCTACGACAAGGCCATTGCGCACCTCAGCAAGCAGAACGAGCAGCTTGAGGAACAGCTGTCTCGCTGTGAGGCTCGAGTTGACCAACTGGAGCAGGCCCTGCAAGAGGCGGGCATCAACATCCCGATTCAGCTCTACCGGACCCAGAGTTCGCGTGAGCCCCGAGTGTGATCCTCGACCTTCCCCCGGCTGAGCGCGCGTGAGAGGAAACCCGCCATGCCATTCAATGACTTAGGTAAGAACGCGATGTTGGACGGGCTCGACGAGTCCCTCACGCAGATCACGCACATCGGGGTCAACACGTTGACGACGGCGCCGCCGACGGACACGACCCCGGGGACGGGGACGAACGCGGCGGCCACGGAAGCGACGGGTGGCGCTCCCGCTTACGCGCGGCAGGCCGTTGTGTGGGGTGCCGCCGCGTCCGGGTTGAAGTCGAACACGGGGGCGCTGACCTTCGACGTGCCCGCGGGGACGTACGGGTTCCTGACGTTCTGGAACGCCTCCTCGGGTAACACCTCCAACTTCCGGGGTTGGGCTCCGTTGAACGGCAGCCCGAAGGGCTTCTCGACGTGCGACGCCGCTGATGTCACCGCGAACACGATCACCAGCAACGCGCACGGGTTGGTCAACACCGACCGCGTGATCTTCTTCAACGTCTTCGCGGAGAGCCTCCCCGCTGGCATCACGGAGGGCGCCGCGTACTTCGTGGTGGGCTCCGCCACCGACACCTTCCAGATCGCACTCACGTCGGGGGGCGCGGCCGTCGACATCACCGGGCAGGGCGAGGCGTTCTGGCAGAAGTGCGTTCCCGAGGTCTTCGGCGCGCAAGGTCAAATCACGGTGGCGGTCGGCGCGGTCGTCCTCGACGCCACCGCGTTCTGAATCGGAGTAGCCGGCCATGCGTCAGTATTGGGTTTCGCCGCTTCCCCCCTTCCACATCGGGGACGGCACCGCGTACACCGGTACCGCCGCGATCGGGGACATCTCACCGGCCCCGCAGTTGGTGATCCCGGCGAACATGCTGGAGATCGGCTCCCGGCTGGAGTTCTCCTGCTTCGGCCGGTTCACGTCGACCGGGACGCCGGGCACGATCATCCTCGGGATCTACATTGCGCCGACCGCCACGGCCATCGCCGCCGGGCAGGCCATCGCGGCGACGGCGGCGATAGTCCCGTTGGCGTCGTCGACGAACCGCACATGGCGGTTGGAGGGAAACGCGTCGGTGCGCGCCGTCGGGTCGGGTACCGCGGCAACGGTCATCGGCTGCATGGAGATCAGCAACGTGGTGGGTGTGGGTAGCACGGAGATGGCGCCGGCGACCGCCCCGGCGACGCTCGGGTTCGACTCGACAGTGGCGAACAAGGTGATGATCGGCGCGACGCCGTCGGTGACGACCGGTTCGTGGCAGACGCACTACTTCGGCGTCCGGCTCGTCAACTAAGCAGTTTGCTGCAGACGTCCGACCGAGGAGGCGCCGACCGGACGGGGCGGTGACTGATGGCTCTCGCCCTGTCGGTGTTCCAGGTCGCGTCGTGGACGACGACGGCCTCCCCGAAGACGGTGGTGGTGTCGACCGCCGCTAATGGCGACTACCTGTTCGTGTTGATCGTCAGCGACCAGAACGAGCCCGGGACCGACGTCACCGGGATTACGACCACCACCACGGCGGGATCCACCACGGCGTGGACGGAGCCTCACGAGATCGTCACCGGCGCCGGAACCGACGCGATCAGCAGCGCCGTCGCGCAGGTCACCGCCACCGGCTCGGTGACGGTGTCGGTGAACCGCACCACCACCGGCGGGCCGCTCGACTGGGGCTTCTACGTCATCCTCGCGAAGGGCAGCGGCGGCCTCGGCAACGTCGCGTTCCAGGACACCGTCGGCACCGGTAAGACCGTCAACCTCACGGTCTCGCAGAACTCCGGGGTCGCGCTCATCGCCGCCGACTGGGACGCGC